AAGTATGCCATATGATGATTGCATACCATATTTTATCAATAGTGGTGGTTTATATACAATTGGAAAAGTTAAAGCGTATCTTGATGGGTATTTAAAGAAAGATTGCCAATTATGTAAATGGCAAGCAGAAGATATGAGTGGAAGCAAGTTCTGCAAATTGTATAAAAAATGTGGTAATCCAAAATATTGCAATGATAATGATGTTTCAAAATGTTCAATGTTTAGAGAGAATACACAAATGATAAATGATGCCATCTCTGATTTTAATGAATATCAAAAAAATGATTCAGTGGACATTTGGAATATAGATACCCCATATTAATCAAGGGATAATTACCATCCCATTCAGAAAAACACGCTTGATGTTTTTCGTTTTTGGAAAAACATATTATATTTGCAGATGAAAGAGTTATTTGACAGCATAGCAACGTAAAACGCTGAAATTCGCACAGTTGCTAAATCGTTACTTCTATTTCTCAAATAATTCGCTAAAAGTTTATTTCTCAATTGGTTAAGTCAAACCGAGAAAAATCTAAAATAATTAAGAACATTGAACATCAACGGTTAATCTATTTTCGTTTTCTGATGTTATGCCTTTTTGGTTGTTCGTATTGGTAGCTATCCATAGACCATA